ACTGATGGCCGTACCATCCTTCGAATTGGTTTTTCATTTCTGTAACTGTTTAAGTGAATTGCTGTATTGCAAGTGAAGTGTTATCAGGTCGGTTCTTTTCTGGTTCTCAACAAACTGCCAGAACTTTTCAATTCCAGTAGCATCGCAGCACCGGCAATAGTCCATGTAGTCACGTAGCCCTGTGCCGTTACAGTTTCCGCAAAGGATGGAGTTTTCGAAGTAAAAGCGTTTCATTTGTCCCAAATTTTAGAGTCGCCACAATAATCCATTATCGCCGGGTAAACAGATTCTTTTACCTCTACTACTCCATAGGCGTTAACCCTAGCGTTTTCCTTTTTAATCGGGATGGTTACTGAACCCTGATCTTCAATGTACATCGTGGGGGAATAGGTAAAAGATACAAGGAACTTATTGCCTAAATCCTGTACTATTTTACCGTGTTGTAGTGGTCTGTATTTCATGACTGTAGTGTTTGAAGTGTTGCGGCAATAGCTGCCATTTTATGTCTGCCTCCTTTATGCCTTCCTTTGGTTAACATATCTTTCATATTATCGGCCTGTGTTCCTAAAAATAGATGGTCAGGGTTAACGCAAGCTGGATTGTCACAACGATGTAAAACAGACAGCCCGTTAATAGCTCCACGATAAATTTGATAAGAGAACCTATGAGCATAAAAAATCCTTTTTTCAGAACCCATAACACCGTAACCGTATCTTTCGTGTAAAGCGCCCAACCAATACCAGCAGCCATCAATGCTATAATAAATTTTAGCCTCAAAATACTCCTTAACTGATGGTTTATTAGCCCATCTTACCGCGATTGCTTTTTGCCACCTATTCATTTCTTTTTGAGTTTGGTCAGATCCAATAAAGTCACCGCAATCACAGCCGTTTCCATGTAGGCTTTTACTGATTGCTTTTTAAGCTTCGCAACCTTTTTAATATCTGGAATGATATTGTCTTCAATGTCAATTATTTTTCGCATATCCTGATTTTGATATGCCAAAGATATGCTAAAAGTATATACACCTACAAGCTTTAGGTAATATTTATTTTGAGATAGTTAAAAACAGCACTCCCCCGGCCAGAATTGCGGCAGACGTTTTCCAGAAGCCTTTCCGTCTCCGTTCTTTGTTGTAGTCCCTCTCATTTTTTACCGCTACTTCTTCCCATAAGTGCCCTTTTGTGGCTTCGACCAGGATCTGATCCTCCCGGGCTTTGATGATGGCTTCTAAATCAACCACTTCGGCACTGTGGGATAGCTCCAACTGGGTAATAATTTGGTCCTTTTGGGTTAAAAGGCTGTCGGTTACCTGAATAAACTGCTTTAGAAGTGGCACAGAGTCGGACATGACCACTACCGGGGGCCGTAAATCGGTTAGTTTTCGGGTTAGGGTTGAATTTCGCATTTGTAGCCCTTTTAAGACCACCGAATCTTTAGCCCTATCTTTTGCCACCTTAGAACGGATCGTTGAAACTAGGCTATCAGCTTTAAGGGATTTGGCCTGTAGCTGAGATATACGCTGTTGGTGCAATCTGTTGTCTGTAATCCTTTCGGCTTGCTGCCGCTTACCTTCCGACCTTTGCCAGAGGATGAAAAATATAAGAGCAACGATAATAAGCCAAGCAATCGGTTCGCGGTAGTTCATTTGGCTTCGTGTTTGGAGAGACAAAAATGAATTCTTTCTTGTGTTATCGGTAAAAGAAACAACTCTTTTTCTAATTGTTTTAGCATATCCACCAGTTCCGCTTTGTCAGCCTGAAGTTCACCCATCTTAGTATAGTAACCCTCAACTGCAATTCTCAGCCGCTCATTCTCTGCCTTGAGCGCAGCGAGTTCATCCCTCAGTGTTTTATCACGCCTGTCATTAGCAGCCGCCATGCCGTAATAGGCTTCCATATCTTCCATATCTCTGTTTAGTTAAAGACCTAAAAGTTCGGTTCATAACTGTGAATCATACCCTCAAATATTCTCAAATGCTCCATGCATGTAGGATTGATAAACAGCATTCCACCATCTGGCAGAAACAAAGCAAAGTTTTGGGTATTATAAATACCTGTTAAAACGATTTGAAGTTTACCTTGATCGCTTTCACCTATCGTTTTTTCCATGTAGGTAGTTGGATCGTTGGAGATACTCATTCCAAATTCAATCAAGCGTTCTTTTGTTATTTCTGTGGTCATAATTTTAGTTAGTTAAAGACCTAAGATTTGTTTTGGTTCAGATACTTCCAATTCTACTGATTGTTATTTGTGACGTACGTTTGAATGAGTCCCTTTTAGGCTTCGGCTTGTCATCAAAAAACAGGCGAACTTCAACTACAGGATTCAAAACAAACGGGTTTTTCTTCTGTTGTTCCTTTGGTCTTATCGAATAACAACCAGTGCTATACCATCCCCCTGAATAACTTGTATCAGATAAAGTCCATGCCGTATTTGCCGCTGTCGTGTCACAAAAAACATTAACCATAGCTTTACACCTTAAAATAGATTTAATCCTTTTTGAGTTTACCGTGTTGAACTAACTTCTCGACCAATTCCTCAGCGTGTTCCTGAGTCAGCGCCAGCACTTCAACATTGCCCACCTTGAAATACTTATACCCTGCTGTAGCGGTGTTCCTAACTGGCTTTTCCCGGCCATACTTTTGATAATCGGCGTCTGTCATACCCGGAACTTTCGATCCTTCCTGAAGTGATTTAGCCCATTCCTTGAACGCTTTATATCCTGGTCCTTCTTCAGCCGGGGGGATTGGTTGTTCGTATTCACCGCTTCTTTCCTTCCGTAATTCTTCTTCGATCACTACATACTTTTCATCCAAATACTTCTCCATCCACTTCCGTAAAACGATTCCATCCATCCGGAATATTTCACCATACTGACCAATACAACCACGTTCAAAGCACAGTTTAAAATCTGCCAGTGATTCATTCGGGAACATTTCTACCAGTTGGGTAGCGATGAACTCCATCTGTGGGACCGTTAGGTTATTGGATACAGAAACCCTTTCAGACAGTTTTATCAGTTCGATCTTTACGAAGATCACTATCTTTCCCTGCCCTACGATCTTAATCAGATCGCATATTTTAGGCTGGTCTAAAGATTTTCCGATTGAATTGGGCATCGACAGCGCCGCTTTGTTGAAATCACCCGCCGCCAAACTCTCGCACAATGTCGTTTGCGAGAGCTTCTTTAAGGCTGCTGGTATCTCGTTGTTTTTTTGAAGTTCCATTGTGTATAATTTCGTCGTTCCAAGATTCATTTGATAGGTAGGTTAGTGGGTTCTTACGGTACTGGATTTCAGGGGTAGCCCGGACATACAATTCCAAATGCTCCATGATTTTTTCGCGCGCCGCCTGTTTAATCTTTTCCCATTTTTTCAGGCATTTGGGTTTATCCTGTTTTTTATCGTATAGATTCCAGAAGTCATCGAAACAAGGCCAAACAGTCACTTCGCCGACATTGGCGGCGTTCGCCTTCGTTTCTGATTCTGTTTCGTTTCGTTTCGTTTCTGTTTCAGGCGGCGACTCGCGGCGAGTTGTCCGCGGCTCGCTGTCAGGTTGCGGAAAAGTGTTGCGCATGTTTCTAAGTCGCTGTCCGAAGTTGACAATTCGCAAATATTCTTTGCCCTCTACGGTATAAGCACATAGTATCTTAGCGTCAATGCACTCATTAACCCATTTAGATATACTTGAATCTTTATATTCCTTCAAAGGAAATAAGGCAGCCCGGATTAACTTAGGATTGCTGTAAAAGCTACCATAGTCATCGGCCTTCATTATCAGACGGGTAAAAAATATCTCAGCTTCTGGACTAAGTAAGTCGATGGATTCTGAAGCGGTCCAATCTCTTAGGATTCTATTGGCCATAAAAGCATGCCCCCGACAAATCGCGGCTGTCCACGAGAACCGATAGGTTCAAAGAGGCACGAAATGTCAGGGATACTTTTAATGTTTTCATACGTGAACAGCTACATTAAAACTATAAATTATTTACATGATTTCCAAACAGAAGCAAAAGCCCTATGTGCTGTTACATTCTTTACCGGGGCATAGCCTACCCTTGTAATTAAGCCCTCCTTTGCCGCCCTTAGAACGATGTGGCCAAAGGCCCGTTTACTTGGCGGTTGTTCAATAAGGCCAGTAATCGAGTCCCGGAAGTCTTCAGCCTGGAAAGGAGCGCCATTGCCGGAAATGAACCTTTTAAACAGTCCGTAAACCTTGTCACTCCACTGGTCATGTACCCGGTCAGCGTGGTCTACAGCCCTTTTAATTCCCTTATCGCGGGCTTCAAAACTTAGTTCTATCTGATTCATACGCTTTAGTTTTGTATTTCAAATGCCATCCTTTTGGATGTTGACAATCCCGGCAGCTATTCCGAATACTCTCATGGATAGCCTTTACATACCCCCCAACAATGTATTTTGAGGTAGATTTGTTGAAGAATGAAATGGGCAATTCCTGCCCGCATTTGTTACATTTCTTTTTTTCCATAGTTTAAAATGTGGAAGGTGCTTACCAGTTCCGGCCCTCTATTTCCGGGGATTCTGATAGCCCTCCCACTGAAAAATGTTTGTGTTAAAACTTATTGCGATTTTAACCGCCCTAAATCTGCTTTTACTGAATCCAAATCCGGGCCGCTTGCCTACATCATCCGAGTAAACATGACAGAACCAGCCTGAACCATTGACCATATCACGGCCTTTGTACAAGTACACCCTCAAACCACGAATCTCTTTGTAGCAGCATTTATCGTAACCGTGTGTTTTAATTTGGCTCAAAATAAATTCGGATACTGTTGTTTTCCTCTCCTTATCTTTCCGCAACTCCATACCCTGATATCATCACTGAAGACCATGTCGTTCACGTGGCTATAGCCTTCGGCTCCGGTGTACTTTTGCTTCTTTGGGCCTACGTTTGGACTAGGGTAGGCTTTCTGTTTCATCTTGTTCATAGCGGTAGCTGGGTTTGGTAGTCGATCAATTTAATAGGCCGTTTTTCTTTGTACACTCCGCACATTTCAGCACACGTTCCACAGTGGCCCAAATAGGTCTTCCGGTTGTACTTGCTTACATACTGCTTCTTACCTAAGAACTTGGATTCTTTGATCTTAATAACCCCGTCTTTGACGTATGGATTATGTTTTGAAACCCTTAACACCGTGTCCAGTGTGGGTGTGTGTTTAAATAGCTCTGCCTGTACTTTTGCCAACCTATGGCCGGTTTCATTGGTCAAATCAAAGTCCGCCGAAACTATCCTTAGAACTGATTTACAGAAGGGTTTCAACCTCAGAAACTCGTTCACCGAATTAACCAGGTGTCCAGGCTCATCCAGCGCAGACACCGACGTATTGACGCAGATGTTGTACCCTGACAATTCAATCAACTGCTCATCTGTGAGCTTGTTCCAGTGCTTGGTAATAATCACAATCTCCTTATTCGCGGGCGCGATCCATCGACAAATGTTTAATGTATGTTGCCAGTCCTCAGAGGGATCTCCCATAGTACCCATCCGCACAAAGGGCAAATCAATTTTACGTATTTGGTTAACGATCTTAACACGGTGTTTAACATTCTGAAAGTCCCGGAACACGGTTTTCTTAAAGTCATAGCCATACATCCGGGCAGCTTTGGCGGCGTAGCAATCATTATAACATCCGTTCCGGTTCTCTGCAGTCCCGGCGGTACACCCAATCGAGGGATCTAAACTGTAGACCCCCCGTGAGTTGTAGGTTAATGAAATACGTTGGCTGTAGGTTCTCATAGCCTACCGATATTTGGGTACAGGTCTTTTATCTTTGAAACATCCCCTTTGTAGAAAGCATATATTTTCTGTTCACGCTTTGGAAACTTGCGATGGTGCAGTGTTTTCTTAGCATGGGCCAACCTGGTAAATTCACTTTCCAGGTACACAATCTTATTGTAGATCAATAACCCTTGTGATTTAAACCATAGCTCATGTTCAGCCTCACAACCGTAATATCCAGTATCTTTTCCACGGCTATCGCCAGTCATTACCACAAAGAAACAATTATCATTTAACGCCTCAATTGCTTTCTTATACCCAGCGAACAACGTATCCCGGAACTGTTCATAGGTCGGGATGGTGTTCAGTTCGCCCTCTGGCGGGTTGCCATCATAGTCTAGATACTCTTCTACTTTGTAATAGGGTGGGCAGCTAAAAACTAAATCGTATTTTTGATGTGGGGCATAGGTTGAACTATCCGCTTTTATCCATTTCGTACTATAGAAGTCCTGACACAGTGCATTGTTAGCATCACATTGATTTTGTCGGATCTCTGTGGCCACGTATTCATAGTTGTACGACCCGGTTATAAATCCAAACTGCACACCACCACCAAAAGGATTGTAAACTCTAAAACCCGCCTTTGGCATAAACATTCGAAGTATGACCTCACACGCTGTAGGATCCAACACCGAAGCATTGCCGTTAAATGACTTACCTTTTTCGTGTACAATCTCGCCATCTTCATCAATCTTTCGCTCGGAAAGGATCACATTCGACATACCGTTAGCACCCTGCCAGCAGCCATCACGCGAGGCGAACCGTGGGTTAGGTATGTTATACTTTTCCCCGGCCGCGTCTATCTTTGCGTTCCATTCTCTTTTAGTTCGCAACCAATCTCCCTTAACTGAGTTCCATACATTTGTCATTGTGATGTGAGCCAGGAATTTCATACGAACGTCAGCTTCGTTACCATGTACCAGGTAGTGAAACTGTCCCATCTTCAGATAGGTTTTAAATCCCAAACTGTGGAATAACTTAGCTGTTTCGTATTTAGAGCGCGGGTCGGTTGTGATGATGGCCGGGTAACCGAATGTGTTATATTCAATTATTTTATTCACCATTCTGGAATACAAATCTACATTGATAGTATCCGGGTAGATGGCGGACTGTAGCAAACAAAACTCTTTTGCATCGTGGTTAACCTGGAAAGTAAAGAAGCCTTTGAACTCTCCGTTAATTTTAAGGATCACAGCCGAATGAATTTGCATATTCTTCCGGGCTGCCCGGTAGGCTATCTTATCCAATATTGCCAACGTTGCAATATCCTTTTCATAGCCTGAACCGATCACGGTTTCAACGGTGAACAATTCTACATCTTGTTTGAATATTGGTAACTGTTTTGGATCAATTACAACCTCATTTTCTAATTCTATTTGCATATGTTTATTAAGTTTTATCCCCATATCACTCTACATGAAAGCCAAATGAAGAACATTGAAATAATGAATCCGACTGCACACGAAGCCAATGTACTCCAGACGTGTAGCCATTTAGTGTCGATTGTTTTTTTCATGTTGTTAGTTGGTCAAGTACGGTTTTAAGTTCTGAAATATGTTTTTCCATATGGAATGAATAGTAAGACTCGAAAGTTTTATGGCCGTCCGGCTGAAGTTCCCATATGCGATAGAGGCAATTCCTGACGCGCTGTGACTTCGTTTTACCTGGAAGGTCGACTTCTAAACTGTCGATCTGATCAAGTTCCCTTTGGGCTATCGTTTCCTTAGGGCTAATATACAGCGCCACTAATTTACCTCTGTGTGAAAATATCTCCCCTACGTTGGCCGGGGATAACTCCTGCGAATCAAAGCAAAGTTTAAGACTGCCGTCTTGTAGGCTTCGGATAGAACCGAGTATTGCGGGTAGGATTATGCCGTTCATGGTTTAGGGGGTTCAGGTAGTGGCATCCAGTGAGTGACAGTGTTCTCGTTAATTTTTGCATAGCATGGTTGTTCATCACCTGAGTCACACCAATACGGTATAAACCTCTTATCCTCTGGGATTGTCAAGTAACCTATCTCAACGCATTCCAGCCAGTAGGTTAACACGCGAGTTTCTGATTCCGGCAGTCGATCTTTAACGCTTATCCATTCCATAGCTACTTGATAAAAACTTTGAGCCCTGACGTTGATTTCTTTGCCGGAGGGCGTATCGTTATAAGTTCACCCGTCATTCTATCCAGAATATCCATTGGTCCCGGCAGGGCTCTTAAAAAGGCTTCACGTTCCTTTCTGCTGTTTGCTGCATTCTTTTCATCGGACGAATAAATCTCCCAGTCCGTATCATTGCAAACCGAGTAATCGTAAGACGTTCCGATCTCAGCCTTTTCAATCTCATTCCCCATGAACTCAAACTTCTTATCGGGGTACTTCTCCGCTTCGGTTAACAGATTTTCTTGTATCTTTTCAGTGATGATCTTAAAGGCTTTTTCCATTCCACGGATCTGAACCAGCAGCCACAACGGGTTTTCCCCGTCATATTTAACCGACTGAACCACACGGTTGGCAAATTTATTTACCTGGTCGGCCGTCGAAGGCATTAAATGTATTACTGAATTGGGCGTCATGTCATCCATAGTCTTAAAGTTTACTTATCATCTCTGAATAAATCATTTCGAATATCATCGGGAAGTCTTTCAGTTCACCTTTGCCAGCAACTACAATGTCTTTTGCATACGCAGCACTATAGGATATCATTGCAACCCGCGGCTCTATTTGTGGCTTACCACCGGGTTTAAAAGGCTGGTCCGTCTGTGGCAGTGTAATTTTGTAATAGGTTCCTTTCTTACCTTCTTTGGCTTCGATAAGGTATTCAGTTACTTCACCTACTACGAACTTAGTCTGGTTCTCATTCTTGGAAGTATAGAACCCCTTGTCGCCGTTGTCTAGTTCAATGACGAAGGAAGTGTTCCCGTAGGAATCCTTTTGTGCCATCTGTGTGATTTTAGTTGTCTTAGCTTTTTTCATTTCCGTTTATCGGTTAATTGTACGCAATACTACAAACGCATAATATCCTATGCAAGTCTTTTGTAAAATATATTTTGATAATTTCTTTTGCAAGTTAAAATATTTCTTTGTTGTTTTACACCGTTATGATGACAGTAGCAGAATTTGCCAGTAAAAAAGGGGTGCCGCTTCAAACGGTATATTCCTGGATTTACAGAGGGAAAACCGAGAAGAACGGATTTAAGGTTGTTCAAATCGGCAGCATGAAATTGATTCAAGAACTCTCAAAAAAGAAAGTTGCATGATGTATCAAAAGATTAGACCACGTTCAGTTAAGCGATTGAAGCAGGAAAGACAATACGCCAAGCTCCGAAAGGTGTATTTACATTGTCATCCCACGTGCGAGGTTAAAGGATGTGAAGCGCCAAGTACTGAACTACATCATCGCCGGGGTCGCGTGGGTGATCTCCTGACAGACGAAAGTAACTTTCTGGCAGTTTGCAGACCACATCACAACTACATAGAAAGCCATCCAGCAGAAGCAAAGGAACATGGGTACAGTTTAACACGAACAATATGAGAGGCTTTTTCCCAGAAATCGTTTGGAGACTTGATGTAACTGATACTGAGTTAATTTTCACACAAGTGCCGTGTCCTGAAGACTGGGAACAAAAAAAGATTGAATTACCATACAATGACTATAACGGTGTTTTTTGTGGCCATAGGGACTATGATGATGTGAAATTTTCACTAGTCAGAAGATTGAAAGCTGAGAACTTTTATTCTGGACCCAGCGGAAGCAACACAAGTTTCAAAGACCAATGGGGTAATTTTAGCCTACTTAACTGGCGACAAGCGCATGGGTATGGATACGCCTGGGAACCTAGTACCTACTATGAATATGAAGGTAAAATGTACACCACTCACATAAATTTCAGATAATGGAAACAGAGGTTAAAAAAGTATCTAAACATATGCAAGCGGCTCTTAATCAACTAACTAAGCAGGTAGAATGGTTCGAACGGAAACGCGCCAAACTTCAGGATGAAGTCACCGTCAGGGAAAAGGAAATAGACGAGCTAAGCACCTCAATAGAATACATCTCTGAACAGATAATAAAACTAAAAGGATGAACAAGTTAAAGGAGATGTTCATTCAGGATCCATTCATATTTTTAATGGGGATAGGTATGTTTCTGGTATGCATCTCAGTAAGCTTCTATTTGATTGTACTAACATTTAAATTGTATCTTTGAATATGTCCGAAAACAACGGGAAAACAGCGGGACTCGGTAATTTAAAGAACTTCCCCAAAGGGGTATCCGGCAACCCTAACGGCAGGCCAAAGAAAATCCCTGAGATTGATAAACTTCTTGCTGACGTACTTGGTGAGGATGGCCATGAAGCTACTGAGATTCTCAAGGCATTGGTAGCAAAAGCTAAAAAAGGAGATGTAAGAGCAGCCGAAGTTCTTTTAGATAGAGCTTACGGCAAAGCTAAACAGGACATTAACCAGAAGACAACCATTGATGACAATCGGTTTGACTACTCGAAACTAACCCAGGAACAGCGTGAATATCTTGCAGAATTACAATTGGCCTGCGGTATGCGCTCAGAGTAGCTTTGTCTGGTTCATACGTCACACCAAGCCTGAATATGTATTCAACTGGCACCATAACCAGGTATGTGAGAAACTTGAACAGTTTGCTAGTGGTAAAATTAGGAAACTAATGGTATTCATGCCTCCACAACACGGGAAAAGTGAGTTAACAACCAGAAGATTCCCGGCATACATCTTAGGACAGAAACCGGACTGTAAAATGGCCATTTGTTCCTATTCAGCTACGATAGCAAGTACTTTTAACCGAGATATTCAGCGGATAATTGATGATAAACCCTATTCAGAAGTCTTTCCAAATACCTCATTGAACGAACAAAGCGCCGTGAACCCCTCAAAGAACACTTTTCTAAGAAACTCAGAGATATTTGAGATCATAGGGCATCAGGGCTTTGTAAAAACCGTTGGTGTGGGCGGATCGTTAACCGGAACACCTGTAGACATTGGAATTATCGATGATCCTTTCAAAGATCGCGAGGAAGCTATGTCAATCCGGATCAGGGATAAAGTATATTCCTGGTACACGGACGTATTTAAAACCCGTTTACACAACGACTCACAACAGTTGCTTGTAATGACTCGCTGGGATGCTGATGACCTTGCCGGTAGGATACTAAGAACAGAAAACGACTGGGATGTGGTGGTATTTCAAGCCATAAAGGAACGGGAAACACCCAACGACCCCAGAAATAAAGGGGAAGCTCTGTGGCCGGAGAAACATAGCCTAGAACGCATTCTATCTATCAAGGAAACAAGCCCATTCACTTTTACATCTTTATACCAACAGGAGCCAAAGCCATCAGCGGAAGCATTAGTGTTCCCCGAGTGGGACGAATACGAAGAAGAACCAGACATCCAACCTATTTACGGGCTAGACTTTGGATTCTCCAATGATCCGACCGCTATTCCCCAGGTGAAGATTCATAAACGGGATATGTATGTAAGGGAGTTACTGTATAAGAAAGGACTTACTACGCCTGAACTGGATGAACACATGAAAGCCATTCTTCCCAAACACGCCAGGATATCGGCGGACAGTGCCGACCCACGGACGATAGAAGACTTAAAACGCCGGGGATGGTCCAATATCAGCCCTTCAGTTAAAGGTAAAGACTCAATTGTAAACGGGATCAACTGGATTAAGGGGTTTAAACTACACGTACACCGCAACAGCCATAACCTGAAGAACGAGCTATTAAACTATCAGTGGTTGATGTACGGAGGACAGGCTACAAACGTGGCTATTGACTCTCATAACCACATCATTGACGGGATAAGGTATAGCAAATCTTTGCATAGAATAAGTAATCCAGTGTTTCACACAACCTTCCACAAAGCATGACAAACAAGATATTCAGGTGGTTTATTCTAATGGCGCTGTTCATCTGGTTCTTAACCAGTTGTAGCGAGGAAGTAAGCCCCTGCGAACCCATGAAGCAGCGATGCAAAGAACTTCAGTATAAGATAGCCCAAACAACCGGCGCCGAAAGGGAACAATACTATCAATATTACCTAACAGAAAAGCACATACTCGAAAACTGCCTAGCAACACATGATTAAATTCAAGATCAACGACCGCACAATAAACTACCCCTCACAATGGGAAGATCTTACCTTTGGTCAGTATTTACAATATTTCAATTTAAAGGGCGATTCAATACAATTAGTCTCTATCCTCTCGGGACTGGATTATGAATATCTCAAAGGTGCTGTCATAGTTGGCCTTGAATCACTGCTTGAAGCCTCAAAGTTTACATTAACTACTCCCAAGTTTGAAACCTACTATCCACAGGTGGGGAAATACAAACTCCCCGCCAACCGAAAAGGACAGTTCGATATTAGGTTTGAATCAATGGGACAGTTCGAAGATATGCGGGCACAGATGATGAAGAAAATGGACATCCAAGAACACACCGCCGCTTATGGTCGTTATGTGGCCATCTACCTACAGAAGATCCGCGACGGTCAATATGACCCAGCTAAGGTAGAAGAAGTCCAGGAAGAAGTACAAACATTCCCTGCGTGTGAGGTTATCGCAGTAGGACAATTTTTTTTTCTAAAGCTGTACAGCTTATCGACTGGCACAGCAAAAACATCCCTGAATACACCCCCGACTCCGACGAAATCGAAGCAGGATTTGACGAACTCCAAAAGAAATTCGGCATCTATGCGACGATCCATGAAGTCTCGATAGCCATCAACGTTCCCGAAGAAATCATTTACAAAGACTGGACCGCGCAACAGTTCTGGTACAAGCATCTGTATTTAGCGTGGAAGGGACACACGCAGGGAAAATATAGGAAGATACTTATGACTAAAAAATAGCCTATATTTTGGCCGTGAGTCACAAGTGTCTGCGTTTATTGGTCGAACATACCGTTAAATCACTGACGGATACCGTACAATATTCATACGGAGAAGAATCCGATTTCGATCAATCTAAAAAGCATCAGTTCTTAATGGTTAACACACAGCTCATGCCAGCGACTGCCGTGTTCGCTGTGGATGGCGTTTTCAATTACTCAAAGTCGTGGGTAATTAGAACAGCCTTTTATAAGTACGACTCCCAAGCCTCAATAGATTATTATGAGATTCACGATGAACTGGATCCGTTAGTCGATCAATTCGTGAACAAGTTCAACGAGCGGGATGACTTGGTGATACTCTCAGTCTCAGAGGAGCCTTTTGTTAAAGCCCTTTCGGCTATTCTTACGGGGTACTTGGTTACCCTCACGGTCCGGTTAAACGATGATTTTGATTACTGCTTCGAGTGTGATTGACCTTATAGAAATATTGCAACCCTTTGGAAATTCTGTAGTCAGTCAGATACAGCAGAACCTTTCGGCCACTGGCACAGACGCTACCGGCCAAACGTCCAGATCTTTAAAATACACCGTAACCCAGGAGGGGACCAATACTATCTTTCAGGTAACAGGGAGGCCGTACTTTATGACCGTGGAAACCGGACGAAGACCAACCCCGACCTATAAACCGTCTCGAAACTTTGTGGCCAGTATTCAAGCATGGATGACCGCAAGAGGGATGCAGGGCCCAGCCTATGCGATAGCTCAGGCCATACACAAGAAAGGGACAGAACTGTACAGAAGTGGGGGAAGGACGGACATCGTTTCGAACGTCATCAATCAATCATTATACGATCAGATTGCAAATGCAGTATTAAAGAAGTTTATTAACCAATACGTGACCACAATTGCTAACAGTAATCAACAGACCACTAGGGCATAGACTTACAGACGCAGAACTGGCGGCTTCGGTAACTGATTCATCAGGGGATGCGCTATTTACTACAGCCTTTTCGCATGGGTTAGTAGCCGGGGACTATGTCTATGTAATTTCAAACTTTGACGCTTACAACGGATTCAAATACGTTTACTCACCGACATACAACACGTTCAAACTTAGGGACTCTGAGACGGGGGACATCGTACCCTATTATTCAGATACGGATCTCGAATATCGTATTTCAGTGCTTCAGCATGGATGGTCGGCAGTCAATCAACCGATAGTCTATGAATTAGAATCCGATCTGTTCCCTAATAACGTGGACGAGGAAGCCTACACGCCTAACGTAGTAGTAACACAGGCGGACGCAGAAGGATATACGTTGCTTAATCTATCGGCGGCTTTAAGTGACCCCACAGCATTAGCATGGATAGAATTAGTTGGGACGGGGTCGCTCGCTGGGCAATACCAGATCATCACAGTATTACAACCGTGGCAGATAATTATCAATTTAGACTACGATGCTTCCAATTCTTTCGGTGGGTATTTAGTCGTAAAGTACTATAAAAACTACTGCATTAACGTTCAGGTGTGGTCAGGAGTGGGCGCAGAGCATCCGTGGTTTGCTGAAAAGCCTTATGAACTTGCCGCGACCTTACAATACGTTCCAGACGAAAACGGACGGGCTAAGTTTAGCATAGCGGAGATTTTAAGAGGGTATATTAATACACGTAACAACCTGACCTTAAACACCCTGCCGAATAATTTAGACTTCATGACCGCGTTTTATATCGTCTACTTTGAGAGTTACGATACAAGTGATGGTCAAGAAATAACCACGTTCGAAGGGGATCCCACGCAAGATACTTTTGAAGGCCACGCGGTTAACGCTTCAATGCCTTTCAAGTCTTTGTATCAATCGTTTATGTCACTGTATGTAAATGAGGATGTTTACTTGGCTGAGTGGCTGTGCATTCAATCACAACCAGTTACAATCGTCGGGTATTTCTTTGATCTTTCGTTTATCAATTCATTGAACGGTGTTGATATTTTAATAATGGAAAACGGGGTCTTAAACCAAACCATAGTAAATCCGGGGGTGGGGGTTATCCGTGTCCCTCTGGAATATACGTTGGCCGGGGAGTACTGCTATCAAGCCGTGACAAATGGCACTGCTGAAATCCCGGGTGTGACAAGTTCTATAACATTACCAGCACTGTCATTAGGATCTAATCAGGGGGTTGGAACAAGCTGGACGACAGGAGCTAATCCATCAGTATCACTCACAGCAACCGCACCATTAGAGGCAGAACAAAGTAAACAGTGGGTACAAAGTTATGCCTTCGTTCAAGGGTATACTTACGAGTTTACCCCTAACATAGATTATGTCAATGACAGTCTTTGTTTTATCAGATTTCAAATATTAGACGCAAGTGATAATATATTAATTGAGGAAAGCGAATCATTATCAGCGGGGTCCGGATCAGAGACAACGCCAATTAGTTTTGTGGCCCCGGCGGGTGCAGTTAAATATGCCTACTTCTTTGAGTTTATTAATGGCATCGGTACCAATACCAATACGGTGGACATTGATTCAATCACAGCTACACAGACAACCCCTACTATCCCAGCGGTGACAGCACAGGATATAACGGAAGTTATCTGCGTGACGGTACTAGAAGAATGTGATGATTCAGTAATAACAAGCGACGACGCACGACTATTGGAGGACGGAGATTTCCGGTTACTAGAATGATGGTTTCACCTTACCAGATTACATTTTTAAACCACTTAGGAGGTTTTGAGTATTTCTTGTTCACAGCGAAGAAAGAATACCAGGTTATTATCGAAGAAGCGGGGGAAACCAAACAAAACGTATTACCGGGATGGCCGAATACTTGGGGAGAAACTGCTGATACTATACGGAAGCAAACCTATCGGAAGTCTTCCAATTCAGTAATAGTCAGAAGTCAATTCCTGAGTCTGGAACAGTTAGACGCTTTAACTGAGATAAGAACTTCGCCTTTAGTGCAGATCATGTATTCACGGACGAATAGAAGGACGGTGATAGTGGATACAGATTCATTCACGAAGTTCGACGAGAAGGACAAAGTATTTTCAGTAACATTTAAGATAACCTTTACCGATAATTTACCTAGTCAACGATGTTAATTAAGTTGCCAGACGGGTATTTGGACTTTAACGACTCAATAGAAATTGAGCGGCAGATAAAGCTATTTGAAGACCTTGAAACCACAGACGGGGACTACTCCTATCGGTTTGAGGCTCCGATGACGGCTAATAACATTCATCTTTTAGAGAACCCATTTCCTGACAACAGATCGAAACGAGTATATGAGAAGATCGACTGTGAACTACTGGACGACGAAGGGAACCAATTGTACTTCGGATCTTTAAGAATAGAACGGGTTACCACTGTATTTGAACTGTCATTCTTTGCCGGGAATAACAATTGGTTCGGGCTACTCGCAGGGCCGATCGCAGATATTGACTTCTCAGACCTAGACCAGGCGCAAGACCTGTCAAACATCCTGGTCCAAATGGCGGCTACCTCCAATGTAGTATTCACATTAGTGGATAATGGGGCTCTTGTCACACGTGGCTACCGTCAGGTAAAAGTAGAGGACTACGTTGCCGGGATTTATGTGCACACGGTATTCAAAAGGATATTCCAGTTTCATTCAATTAAGATTCAGGGTGATCTATTCGATGAGCCGCTGTACTGGAAGTTGATTACACAACGGAATGGAAAGAGTCAGGCGCAGATCGACTCTGCCTCCTCTTATGTGGAGCAAAGTACTTTAATAGCGCGTCCGGGGGAAAACGTTAAATACCCGGTGGTCTTTCAGAATGATTCCGTGTACCCGTTTTATGATGGTAGTGGGGATCCGTTCTCGTTAGTCACGAACTCATGGACCGCACCATTTAAGACTAAGATTCATATTGAAATGTCGTTCATTCCTTCAATAGTGAATTCTACCTATAATCAACGGATCTACATAAACATAAACGGGGTGTTTACATTCGTGGATATCGGACTGGACGCTGGGGGATTGTATAACAGTGCAACCCCTGGGGATCAAACGTCTTTTACTTTAGACCGGACGTTTGTAGTGGAATCAGGGGACGTTTTAACATGGGATACCGAATGGCAGCAGTCCGGGGGATCAACTCAGAATGACGTGGTTTCAGGATGGGTTAAAATTACTCCAATTTACATTTATAAGGTATTCGGAGATTCAGTAGTGCCGGCGTGGACGCAAGGGGAATACGTCTCAAACATCTTCAAGATATTTAATGTATTACCGCATTTTAACTCGTTCACAAAGACACTAACATTAAACGTCTTCGACAAGCTCCGGGACAAACCGGCCATCGATCTGAGTCCGTTTATCTCTAATACTGAAATAGACTACATCGACTTTATTTCGAACTATGGTAAAAGGAATCTACTGAGTTATCAACAGGTAGACTTCGATGAATTAAGGGATTATAACATACAGAACTTCTTTCCCTATGGGTCAGGGGTCATCACTTCAGATAACGGTTTTTTGGAAGACTCAGAAGACCTGATTGAATCCGATTTCAGCAATCCGCAAAGCTACATTAACCCCGTGTTTGATATGAGCATGGAGCGCCTGAATTTAATCCAGTTGGAGACGGGCGACAATACTAACCTAACCGCGGTCAACGACTCGGCAGGAGTAGCGAGGTTTGTGATTGATAAAGATATATTCTTAGTAGATGATTTGGTGCGTGTGGAATCTACCGACCCATTCTATAACAAAGATTGGGTAGTGGACACGGTCACACCTGAAACTGCGCCGGGGGCTGGGGATGGATATGTTACGTTTGTGGGCCTTTCGTACGACACCGCAGCAACCGGCACTTTGACTAAGTTGGAACACAAGTACAACGAATCGGATGAGGTGTATTTGCTGGTTCAGATACCGTTCTACCTTGTTACTTCATTCTCAGGGTTCTCAACTATCAAACTGGAATCCTTCGACCGTACGGAGATGTCATTGGCTTATTTTAATTTACTTCAACAGGGACGGGTAATAAACGACGACTATAAACAAAGTCTTTCATTTGGAGAAATAGACCATCCGTTATTTTATCAGAGGACGATAGTAGAAACCTACTGGCAATTAGTCCAGCGGATATTCAACGACCCTGTTAAGCTGTTTAACATTGTTTATATCCCGCATAAGTTGTTTGTAGCGATAGATTTCTTGCGTCCTTTTAAAGTGAGTACGGAAGAAACTTTTAACCTGTATTACATGAATAAAATAACAGGTTACGAGGGTAATGACTGTGAGGTTCAATTAATAAAATTACCGTAATGGCAGAGGAAACCATTTTATTAAACGTCAAAATAGATCAGTCGGACGCGCAAAAGCAGTTGGAAAAGACTGAGAAGAGTATTATTTCCTTAAAGAAAGAACAGGCTTCGCTTACCAAAGAATATAAGGCCGGGAAGGTTTCAGAAGACGAATATATTAAGTCTAACCTTGCACTACAGAAGGCCATAACTAATGAAACAAACCAGAAGCGAACACTAATCCGGGCGGTTGACACGGAGTCAAATTCCCGCAATGCATTAAAGTTAAAGATAGCAGAACTTGTAAAAGAGTATGATAATTTAAACACTGAGACCGCCGAAGGGCAAGCCCGTCAAAAAGCCTTAGCTGCTGAACTAACGAAACTAAACGACCAGTTTAATAAGTCCTCCAATTCTGCGGGACTATTCAAAGATCAAATAGGGAACTATCCAAAAGCCTTTTCAGACGCAGCGGGACAGATTAAAATAGCTGGAGTTTCAGTAGGGGACTTTGGTAGTAAAATGCTGGCCTTTGCCAATCCTGTGACCGCAGCGGTGGGGGTAGTAGGTTTATTAGGATCGGCATTCCTTTCTACCAGGGATGGGGCTGAATTATTAGAATCGGCACAGTTTAAACTTCAGGCAGGCTTCCAGATTTTAGGCCGGGAGACCGCAAGTCTAGTTGATAAGATTTCGCATTTAGGCGGTGATGAAAAAGGGACCGGTAAGGTCACTAAATCACTGTTATTAGCGAACCCCGTTATAGCGGCGGTTATAATAAATCTTAAACTATTAGATAAGGTCACCGGGGGATATCTGTCAAGGTTAGCCGCAGAAAGTCAGGCGCTGGCGGATTCTAAAGCGGCTTATGATGATCTATTAAGATCGCAACTGGAGGAAAGTGAACAGGTAGCCAAACTTGACCGGCAGATTGCGGACCTGACCACCAAACGTGAAGAAGAAACCACCACGGTAGAACAGCGGGTTGCACTGGACCGTGAAATTTTAAAGTTAGAGGAACAGCGCAAAAATATTCTTATCGCTAATGCTCAATTACGTCTCGCTGCTTTGGAGGCTGACGCTAAACTACAGGGCGGAGTTAATAAACTTACAGATACACAGTTACAGCTATTAATTGCTACCAGGAATGAAGTTCAGAACCTACAAGCTGAATATTCCGGTAGGACTAAAAAGATACTATCTGACATTGATTCTATTAACGATAAATTAAGGGATCAGGCAAAATTAGCAGCAAAGGCGGCGGATGAACTTAGAAAATCAGACGCAGCAGATGCGCGCGCACAAAGACGGGCTTTAGATTTCGCTCCCGATGCCCCGACTGTTGAACAGGACGTAGAAACCCCCGCTATGAAACGGGAGGCGAGGGAAACTGAGTTTCTAATTGAGGAGGGAATAATACGTTTCGATGCGACGCAGGATTTAAATGCAGCTTTAGAAAAATCCAATAAACAATTCTACGAAAAGGACTTAGCCAATAAGAAAAGAAACGCGGCATTAAAAGAACAGGTCGATCAGGCACAGCTACAATCGGCCGCATCAATTCTTGATGCCACTGCATCACTTTTTGATCAACAATCGGACGAATACAAAGCGATCGCAAGTGCCCAGGTATTAATCAGTACCTACGGTGCGGCTACTAAAGCCTATGAGGCGGCTTTCCTTCCGTTGCCTACTATTGCCAGCCCTGCCATTGGTGCAGCGTTCGCAGCGGCAGCCATAGCACAAGGTTTGGCAAATTTAGCGGCTATCAACGGGGTGCAATTCGCTGAAGGGGGCTTTACTGGTCCGGGTTCTAAGTACCAACCGGCTGGAATTGTTCACGCCGGTGAATATGTCGCACCTCAATCAGTTGTGAATAGTCCACAAGCACAGCCCCACATTGCAGCATTAGAGGGAATGAGAAAAGGCTATGCCGACGGAGGATTCGTCACAGAACAGAACATCAGCCCTTATCAGATGGCCATGATCACCGCGAACGCAGTACGTAATATGCCTCAACCAGTTGTAGGAGTCCGTGAGTTTAACAAGGTAGCTGCTAGGGTATCCGTCAGAGAATCAGTTTCAAAACTATGACAATAGAAAACAAGTACAACGTTCCACGGGAAACCATTCAGAAAATGGTCAATGATGGTGTTATCCCTTGTTCAGTAGTCAACCATTATCAAGTTTATGACCTGTTCCAACGCTACAAAAACGAGTGCCCCACCTGTACTCAAAACTCAGTGCTTTGGAGGGTAGCCGAGGAAAGAAACGAACCCTTCGATCGAATTAAAAAGATCGTCTACGAGCTGGGGAAAAAATTGTAACTGTATTTACTTGCAAATCCCCGCACCTTTATTACATGACGGGGCACATTCAGATTTATGGCGGCATTGGCACAGAACGTAACGAGACAAGTTTTGAGAACGTCAAATCCCAACTAGACGCTGAAAAAGGATCTGAAGAACTAGCGGTCCACATCATGTCTCCAGGTGGGGACGTGTTCGAAGGAGAAGGGATCTACAACCTTCTAAAGAACGCTAACAAACCCATAACAACTTACATTGAAGGTACTTGCGCCTCTATTGCGACACTTATCGCAGCAGCGGGCGACAAAATAGTTATGAACCGGACCGGAAGGTTTATGATTCATAATCCCAAAATATCAGGTCTTAACTCACAGGCCGACGCAAGAGACTTACGCCATGTTGCCAACCAATTAGACAAGATTAAGACGCTCTTAATTGATGTCTATGACCGGAAGACAACACTAGGCAAACCAAAACTATGGGAGTTGTACGACAACGAAACATGGTACACCGCAGACGAGGCCAAAACAGCCGGGTTTGTCGATGAAGTAGTAGACGCCATCAAGGCCGTAGCAAAAGTCGATTTTAAACATTACAACGAAATGAAAAATGAAGGACTATGGAAGAAGATTCAGAATCTATTCCAGTTGAACAAGTTCAAAGCCGAGTTTGTGGAACAACTCGAAGACGGGACAGCTATTGTCGTGATGTCGGATGATGAGGACTGGACGGGCAAGGCTGTGATCTATGAAGATGGTACTAACCTTCCTGACGGGCAGTACAAATTGAAATCAGGAAAGGGATTCTCCGTGTCAGGGGGAACAATAGCAGAAGTTTACACTGGGGAGCCACAAGCCCCCGCAACCGAAGAAGCCGAAGCGGCAGCAGATATGAAAGAACTAGAAACAGTAAAAGCACAGTTGGCTGAAGCTCTGGCGGCAAATGAAGCCCTTCAGGCTCAGGTACAACAACAAACAGCAGCCACTACAACGGCTAAAGCTGAAACAGTAAAGATCCAAAACCGGATGACCACCCTAGAGCAGGATTTCATCAAGCTCAAAGAGGAAGCATCGGTAACGTTCGGCGACAAGTCCGAGCCAAAGAAAGGTCCCGTCATCAAAAACGTGGGCAAGCAAGAACAACAAGTCGATCCAATGGGCGATTACGCCAGAACCTATTTTAAAAACCGTAACATCATCAACGATGAAGACTAGAATTGAAAACTCAATGTATACGCCTGACATCACGACGTATACCTATCCTGGCATCCTCTCCAAAGAGATCATCCAGAAGCCCAAGATCGATACTCCTCCACTATCGGCGCTCTATACGATCCGTAATGGGGTGAGGTCCAAAGAGCAACTGCACCTTATGTCAGCGCTTTCGAGCGTGTTGGCGAAGGGAACAGCTACTTGTGAACCTACCTACACTCAGGCGGGATCCATCACAGGTAAAACCCTTGAAACAGGGTTGTTTGAAATCAACCTTTCATGGTGTAAGAAAGAATTTCAGGGGCTTTTATCCACATTTAACGCACTGGGAGACGACCCGAACCTAGTTGGGGACGGTCTTTCAGGCTATGAACTGGGTGGGAAACTTCGCTCATTGATTTTAGATGAGATCCTGGAGGCTGCACGTATTGACATCTGGAAAATTGCCTTTCTTGGTCAGTCAGCCTTCACTGGGTCTTCTGTTTACTCGACCATTGACGGTCTGTGGACTGCTTATTTGGATGCTTTCGCTTCTTATTGCGTGAAGACAGTACAGAACTCACTTCCTAACGGAGCGACTTCAGTATTGAACGCTGACGCAGCTAGGGATACGTTCAGGACGCTGTTCACCGGCGCACCTTTGCTGTTGAAGCAAATGATTTCTTCTGGAAAAGTTAAACTGTTTGTAACGGGTTCAATGTGGGAAAACTACCTATTGAGTCTCGAAACGAACTGCTGTGTTGAGGGTTCATGGAGACTCCAGCAGGACGGATCTAAAACACTTTACTACCGTGGCGTGGAACTTGTTCCTCTTTGGGTCATTGACTCAGCTTTGGAGAACGACACCACTCCTTATACAAACCTTTTGAGACACTTTGCGATTCTTACACTTCCTGAAAACAACATTTTCGGAACTGAGAACGCATCAGACCTCAACAACCTGGAACTGTGCTACGATTGTAGGACAAAAACGACTTTCATTCAAGGCGAAATGAGATTCGGTGTTAACTTCTTGAATTGTGATTTAACCGCGATAGCGTACTAAAATGAACATAGTTCAATACGGACGACAACTGTTTCCGCTTAACTGCGGGATTACCGATGGCATGGACATCACCTGTGATGACCTCAAAAAACCCGGCGGAGTTTACCGGGTAGCTTGGGTGTTCAATCTTGGTGATCTTCGGACGCCGATCGATGTGACACTAGCTTCCTATATCACAAACTTGAACTTTAATACTTATGTATCACTGTACAGGTTTGAGTCGGCTAAATTTACTCACGAAGGGACGTGGGTAGAACAAGTCGGGGATTCTGGTAACGTGAGCTATCAACAGACAGCTATCTTGCGATTAGCCAATGCCAACCCAACAGCGGACCGAGTAATCGAGAACGCGAGTGTTGCGGAGCTTGGAATAATTTTCAAAACAAATGCTGGTGAGTTTCTGATATACGGCGCTGGTAACGGTTTAGCAGCAGATGCAAGCACGACCGGCGGAACTGGAAGACAGTCTACAGATTCCACTTTCACAACGCTTAACCTGGTGGGAACTGAAAGGTACTTGCCTAAGCGGTTGTTGATCGGTGGATCTGTGACGACTACCCAACAGTATCTCGACGCGGCATCATCTTAATAACCTGTAACCTAAAGAAAGAGCCCTTTTTAACCGAAGGGCTTTTTTATTCAAATGGTTTTTTACCTGAAATCAAATCCTCAGGGCGATAATATAATTTAGTCCCTATAGTTATAGGATATATCAATCCCTGTGTAGTCCATTCTCTTAGCTCTGTAACAGTTATATTCAGAAATTTAGCAGTCCTACGTTCATCCATCATATACAAATTAGTTGGTAGTGTTTTTATTCGATGGAGAGCTTCAGAATTCGACCGCACTAATTGTGTCAATACTTCACCGACTTTATGAGAAATCTTGTCCATGTGAAAGTACACAGTATCATCAATTTGCTCATTTATTAGCGATGCTATTGTTGTAGCTTGTTGTATAGGATTTAAAGAAATTCGCTTAGACACAATTTCTTTCCTACCCTTTCTCTTTTTTTTTATTGCCATGCTTTTTTGTCTGTCTCAATTAAATGTTCAAGTTGTTCACGTTTTATATACGTTCGGCGACCTACTTTATAAGTAGTCAATTTTTTGAGTTCGATTTGTGCATAAACAAAGCCGCGTGAACATCCTAAATAGGCCATAGTCTCCCCCATTGTTAAAAATTTCTTATCTATTATTTCCATATATGTACATATTGGTTTATATGTACAAAAATAATAATTTTATGTAGAATAATTGCGACACTTAAAAAAATACTTAAATTTAGCCATGTCGAAAGTAGAAATACTTGCAGAATTACGGGCTAATGGCCAAATAGATATTTTTCGTCGGTCTCCCAGTTGGGAAAAAGCATTTGATCTTTATAAGAAGGAAAAAGGCGGTCATAAGAACATGAACTGCGGTTCTTGTTATGGCGATGTAAAGAAATGGCTACTGCTCAATTAGTCCAGATATATTTTGAGCCTGAGCAAGAAAAAGAATTGTACCCTTTTTCAATTCCGTACAACAATAAAGGCAAGGTTACGGTATTTTTTGAGAATGAAGTCATTAGAAAGGTAGTTTCGGAGACAAAAGCGGATAAAATTGGAGTTTGCAGTTGGCGGTTAAAGGAAAAACAGCGGATGTACATCGGAAGACCGCGACCGATCACAGAAGAATTGATAAACAGCCACTATGAAGTTCTCTCTTTTACTCGCAACACGAAATACCATAAAATGTTGGCCTTCGCAGCCCAAAGTCACCTCCACTTTCAACCCGCTTTTGATACAATCCTTAGATCAATTGGAAAATACCATGCATTTGAGATTAAAAATCCGATCTACCAGAATCACTTTATGGCTAGAGTGGACATCTATAGGCACTATGTTAAAGAATATCTTTCGCCGACTATGGAATTGATTTCAAACGATCCTGTAATTAACGAAATGGCTATGCGGGATGCTAACTATTCAACACTGTTAAAAAAGGATCACTCGGACATGGTTGATAAGATAGGACTTCCTTATTATCCGATGGTTCCATTTTTACTTGAAAGACTGTTTTCTGTATTCTGTCAGAATGAAAAAATAAATGTAACGTATAATGATCAGCCTAATCCATCCAAGTAGGGGAAGACCGGAGAAGGCGCACGATACCGCATGGACTTGGGCTGAAAAGTCGGGCCTTCCTTCTAGTCCTGCCCTCATGGCTGAGACTTCCGAATTTGAATATATTATTTCGTTGGATTTGGATGATCCATATAAGGATAAATATTCAGAACTATTTTTAAGCCAACAAAAGGTAATATCGAACAACAAATCAGTGGTAGAGGCAACAAATAAAGCGGCTGAATATTGCAGTGGGGATATAATTGTTTATCTATCAGATGATTTTCAATGTCCTAATAATTGGGGTCAATTACTTATTGCTGAATTTGCCAAATATTCAGGGCCAACGCTTATAAAAGTGGACGACTGTCTGCAAAAGTTCAATGTTCCGGTTTTGACTATCCCGATAATGAACCGTGAACTTTATAACAAACTCGGTTACTTCTTTCATCCTGATTTTAAGTCGATGTTCTGCGATGAACATTTATACTGGAAGACCTATAACATGGGAGCTTTGAAGTTAGCACCGCATTTAAAATTCGAACATTGTCACGTGTCAGTAGGTAAAGCACCGGACGATGAAACCTATCGCAGAAGCGCAAGGAACTGGGAACAAGGCAAGGCGATGTTTGCCAAACATAAACGGGCGGGATTTCCATGAGTTCACTGGCGATATTAATATGTACTTTACCTGAACGCTTCGAAAAGTTGAAGCGGTTGAAGAACATTTTAGAGCCACAAGTCGAACGGTTCAAAGACCAGGTTCAGATAGTTTGTAATGATGCAGGGCGATCGATCCCAACAGGGACTAAACGTAATTTATTAATCGAACAAACCTCATCCGATTACTTCTGCTTTATTGATGATGATGATTGGGTGCATTCCTACTATGTAGATGAAATAGTTAAGGCTATGGAGTCCAGTCCTGATGTGATTACTTTCTGTGGATGGATCACCACCAACGGCCACAGCCGGGTAAACTGGCAGATCAAACTAGGGAACAGATACGAGGAACGGAACGGGATGTATTACAGGTTCCCTAATCACTTGGCCGTGATGAAGCGAGAATTAGTCCGGCATATCAAATTTCCTGACGTGTGGAAAGAGGAAGACTACCAATGGGCGGTACAGATCCACAATAGAAAGTTATTAAAGAGTGAAGTTCATATTCCTTTAGAATTATATCATTACGACTTCGACGAAACCAAACCACCCTATGCAAGACCCAATGGCGTTCGCTAAACAGATAGCGTATTCAAGCGAACAGACACTTTCATTCAGCTATGCTATGGGGGCGAAATACAAGAACTCTGACGGGGTGTATGTTGAATGTGGGGTCGCTGCTGGGGCACAAGTTATCGCTATGGCTGCCGGGGGACCGGACAAGATAATATACGCCTTCGATTCATTTGAAGGATTGCCATATCCAAGCAATAGAGATGACCAAATGCCGGGCATAAGGACATTAAAACAGTGGGAAATAGACGCACTGCCAGAACCCGGGAAACATCGGTTAGAATCTACCGGGGCTACCGTGGTCACTGTGGCTCAGTTCATGGAGAACTTACAGATAGTAGGCATTCAGGAATCTAACGTAGTGATCGTGCCGGGTTGGTTTGAGCATACCGTACCGTTCTATGCGGACGGACTACCGGAGATTGCAATACTAAGGTTAGACGGGGACTTATATAATTCAACATGGGTCTGTTTAATGCACTTGTTTCCTAAGGTACTTCATGGGGGGTGTGTGATAATTGACGACTGGACGCTAGTAGGATGTCAGGATGCCTGTAAGGAATATTTCGCTTTGATAGGATACGAACCGGACTACAAATTCATTTCAACGATAGCTTACTTTTTCAAGTGATGGAATTTACTAAACAGTTTTATCAGGATACATGGGGTGAAGATGGCTACTACGAAAACTTTAGCTTCGGGGTAGGGATTGAGAATGTTTGTTCAGTCTCATTACATCCGTTCTTCTCATTGGAGAAAACAGCGTTAGAGATTGGTCCCGGAGGGGGAGTATTTACCTATCGGATGGTAAATAACTTTAAGCACCTGACAGCGATAGACGTCATACGGAAACCGAAAGCATTTGATGAGTATGAGAACTTCACTTATATCGAATTAGAAGACCAGAGTTTTGATTGTCCGGTAGAGGCTGATTCAATAGACTTTTGTTTCTCGTATGGGTGTTTTTGTCACCTGTCAATAGATGCTTTGATTCAGTATTTCAAAGGGATAAACAAAGCATTAAAATCAGGGGGAGACTTCGTGTTTATGTTGTCAAACTATCCAGGGAAGGTAGGGGAGTGCTTGCCTTTAGGACACTTTGTACAAGGGGTTAAAGCAGTGGATTTAATTGTTGGGGACGGGTGGGAGATAGTAAATAAAAACCTACTTCCTGAACATAGGGATACATTGGTTCACCTTAAAAAGATATGATAATACTTTCAATCTTAATTCCAACCATTCCAGACCGGGTCGAACGGTTTACTTATTTGTACAATGAAGTACATAGACAGATTGCCTACATGGACACCGTACATCCAACACTAGGAAGGATTGAGGTATTAATAGACGACTCTCCCAAGTTCTTAGAAGGGGGACTGTCAATAGGAAAGAAACGGGAGGCGCTATTGAAACGGGCTGAGGGGAATTACTTATGTTACCTGGATGATGACGAAAGCATCGCCCCGAACTACGTTGAAACATTGGTAAGGCTTTGCCATCAGGGGGCGGATGTTTGCACCTTCAGGAACATTTCAAAGATGGATACTTACTGGATGGTGGTTGACATGAGCTTGAATTATAAGACCAACGACCAGGCTACCCCTGCTTTTATTGTCCGCCGGACCCCGTGGCATTCATGTCCTGTTAAAACGCATTTAGCAAAGATGTATTCTTTCGAAAACTCCAACTATGGGGAGGACTGGCAGTGGTTTCAACAAGTGCTAACGCATTGCACAGTTGAAGCGCACACGGACGCGGTAATACATCAATACAACCACGGTAAGCATTCAGAAGCAGATAAAATAACTAACCATGTACAGTCAGAACTCAGAGGAACAGCACATACTTAATTACTTCGGAGACTACGTAGGGACGTTCCTTGACTTAGGAGCCAATGATGGGGAAACCTTTTCTAATACCCGGGCACTAGCGTTGAAAGGATGGAAGGGAATTCTAATTGATTGCAGTCCTACGGCAGTCACTCGGTGCAAAGAATTGTACAAAGATTTCAAAGGAATTTACGTGTATGATTATGCGATCTATAAACACAACGGCAAGGAGATATTTCAGAACTCCGGGGCGCTATGTACTCCTTCCGATACTGGCCTGGTTGGTACTTTCCATCAACACGAGAAGGCCCGATTTGATAAAAAGGTTCCTTATACCTCTGTTGAAGTCAAAACCTTCAAATGGAAAACCGCTTTGAACAGGTGGAAGATAAAAGAGTTTGACATGGTTTCACTTGACATTGAAGGATCTGAAATCTACGTTCTGCCTGACATGGACCTATCCAAAACGAGATTGATTTGTATTGAATGGAATGGGAAACCGGAATTAAAAGAAGCCTATGAGAAATATTTGGACGGGTTCACGATCATTTATACGTCAGCCGAAAACATCGTTTATGCCAGAATTTGATATAAACCTTTACGATGATGAGTTCTTTCAGTGGCACGTAACCCATGCCCGAAAATACTCCATGCGCACAATGGATTGGTACATCCAAAAATACAAACCTGATTCAGTCATAGACTTCGGCTGTGGGATAGGTAGCTACCTGGAAGCAGCTTACGACTACGATATTAAAATTCAAGGCTATGAGATTTCATTAGATGCCTTCCGCTACACTCCTGAATTTATCCGGCCATATATCCACTACACCGACTGTACTAATGTGTTATTACCGGGGGTGTTTGACACGGTGATAAGTTTTGAAACCGCCGAACATATTGAACCGGAAGGGACTAACCAATTCATTAAGAACCTTGTAAACGCTACTGGTAAGACGTTACTCTTCACAGCCGCCCCGCCAGGTCAGGAAGGAACCGGGCATATCAACTGCCGAACTCGAGACTTCTGGATGATGGAGTTTAGCGAGTTCCTAATCTTCAATGACGTGTTAACAGGGGAGATTTCAGAGGCGTGGGAGAAGCTAGGAGCCCCGTGGTATATCGTTAAGAACCTTTTAGTATTCAGCCGATGACAATAGTAAATTTCGCTACCGGACATTACCTCAGAGGGCAACAGAGACTTTCCCAAAGCCTTCACGCCTATAATTTCTTAGGGTTCACCGATTATAGACAGATAGGAAGCCCACCACACGCGGCGAGTCCCTATCAATTCAAGATCCACGCCATCGAAAAGGCTTTTGAAAAAGATGATATAGTCCTATGGGCTGATGCTTCGATGTGGCTTGTCGGGGACTTGTCAAAGATTGAGACACTGATAAAAGAGGACGGGTATTTTATGTCAGAGGCGGGGCACTGGGTAGGGACATGGACCAATGACTTCACAAAAGCCTATTTCAACCTGACAGAAGAAGAGGCTAAAGTACCGGGTGGTTTCTTCATGTTTTCAGCGGGTCTGACGGGACTTAATAAGCAAAGCCCTGTAGCTATGGAGTTCTTTCGACAGTGGAAGGAGAGCGCCCTTGCAGGGTGTTTTAAAGGGGACTGGTCAAACCACAGACACGACATGACTTGCGGGTCGATCATCGCCCAACGGCTAGGAATGAAGTACCAGCGGGGCGGTCAGCATATGAGCTACATTGGGAACGGTTATTCAGCACCCGAGGCGGGGACGGTCTTTCATCTACAGGCATGCGTATAATTTTAGCGTGGTGGTTCTGGATCACCAATAGGAATAACGAACTAGCTCAAAAGAGACTTAAAATCTGTGCTGGGTGTGAGTTAAGAAAAGCCTTTGTATGTGGAGTTTGTTACTGCCCATTACAAGCAAAGGCAAGACTTAACGATGAAATCTGTCCACATCCCAAAGGGGATAAGTGGAAATAAAGCCCGAAGTTTTCCAGGCTCCGGGCTTCGTGGTTTTTTTACCTTCACTTTATGGAAACAATGTCAAGTGAACATGACAAATATCACAATTTAAATGCCATTTAAAAAATGCGGTTATGTGCTATTTACAACGTCTGGGCGGATTGGGATATCCTTGAATATTCGCTTAAAAACGTTGAACCTTTAGTTGATGGAATCATCATAGTAGGATCCACAAAGAGCAATTTTGGGGAAATTTTTCCTATCCCTGCGCATTTTTTAAACAGGGTCGTAATCCGGGAGCCACAATTTAAACAGGCGGCGGACAGCGAACGGGACAAGAGGAACTTTGGATTAGAACTCGCAAGGAAGGAAGGCTATACTCATTTTCTAACAATTGACTCAGATGAATTCTACGACCCTATTGAGTTCTTAAAGGGCCGTGAAATGATGCTATCAGATTTGAACGGATTGGTTGTTAAATGCTATACCCTATTCGCTAAACCAACACTAACTATTGGTTATGATATTACCCTTGTCCCCTTTATTCATAAGCTCACACCGACGATCAGACATGACTTCAACCGGAACTATCCATTTGCTTGGCAAGGTCCACAAATAAGAATAGACCCTACCAGAAGCCTTAACATTAACTCAGGGGTTGAACTCACTGACTTTACAATGTTTCATGCGTCATGGGTTCGCTCAGACTTCAAACGCAAGATCCGTAACTCCACAGCAAAGGCTAATTTGGAGCGAAGCACAATCTGGGAAGATTTGGTATTGGCAAAAGACGGATATTTTGTTAAGTTTTACCAAAAGCATTTACACACGGTGGTGAATCGCTTCAATATCCCAGACTATGGCGTTTTGGACGAAAATTTACAATCTCTGGCGACAGCCGACGAAAAGAACCAACCTGGCTGAAGGTAAATACCTTCCCTACTTCAACAACGATAACTTTCCTTTACAGTGGCATGATGCGATCTCAAAAAGTCCATCGGCGTCTTCGTGCGTTTCCACTATTCAGGATTTCTTAGAGGGGTCCGGGTTCTCACCGGATGAACTAGAGAAGATAGTTGTCAACGCTAAAGGGGAAACTTTCTTCCAGGTGCATCAAAAGACCTGTAAAGATTTCGGAGAATTTGAAGGGTTTTATTGGTTGCTTCGCTTCAACATTCAGGGGAAAATTACCGAGTGGGAGTTACTTCCTTTTGAGAACTGTCGATTAGGACAACCGGACGGGGCTGGGTATATTTCAAAGATCCTTTACAACCCTTTCTTCGGAACGTCAGACTTCACCACTGTTAATAAAAATACAACGTGGTATGATGTTTATAACCCTGTAACGATCAAAGCACAAATCAGGGATCAGGGCGAAGCGTTCAGGGGACAAGTTTATTTCTGCGGAACTACCAACGCTTTAAGTCGATACTACCCGATGCCACAGGCGCACAGTGCTATGGACTGGTTTGAGATCGAACACGGGGTGTCTACCTACCATAAAGAGAACATTAAAAACGGGCTACTGATACCTTACATCTTAGTGAAGTATGGCAATCCAAACGACCCTGCTAATAACCCGGAAGGGGACAGTTCAGAACAGAAACAAACCATAGCAGAAGCGTTCGATGAGGTGATTTCAGAGAACTTCATGGGAGCGGAACGAGTAGGAAACCTTATGGTGCATTGGGTAAACAACAAGGAAGAAAAGCCTGAAATTATTCCTTTGCCAACCAACGCAACCGGCGACCACTTTTTAGCCACAGCAACCCAGGCCACTAAGAATATAACAGTAGCCTTTAAAGTCCCTGCGATACTAGCAAACATAAACGAAGGGGTTTCTTTGGGAGGCGATGGTAACATGATCCGGGTAGCTGTCAAACTAATGCAGCAACGGATGATCCCTAAACAGCGGATCCTGACGGACAAGTATCAAATGATTCTAAAGAACTTTCAGACTCCGTACAATCAGGATATTAGTATTACTCCGTACAACCCCTACCCTGAGTTAGAAGTACTGGACGATAAAATCTGGAATGCTTTAACGAAGGAAGAACAACGGGACTGGATTGAACAGAATACAGATGTGATTTTAACAGAAGTCACGCCAACGACTATACAACCAATTCCACAAGCACGGCAGTTAAACGCTATCCCTGTAGGGTTCCCGGATAAAATTCGGAACTCCGTTAAGAAAGCGGTGGACTTTAACGATAAAATGGGTATCAAATGTATCAGCACTGCGTCGCGCACGGTGTCAGATGCGATCATCAGTAATCAAAGCATGGGTTACAAGCAACTGAAACGGATCCACGGCTACCTGGAAAGAAACGACACGTTTAAAAACAAATTATTAAGTGAAGGATGTGAGGTATTAAAGTATCACGCCTGGGGAGGAAGGGAAATGTTTGACTTTTTAGAGGGTAAACTTAAAGAAGTAACAGCATGGCTAAACTAGATAAACTTATTTTCTACGCTTACCTACGCGAAGAATGTGATTTGCCGGTGCATTTGGCCGACGAAGACCTTGAAAAGAAGATTTACCGCGCACAGGAGACACTAAGGATGCTAATGGGCGATGATTTTTATCAGGATTTCCTCACGGCCTACAAAGCACAGCAGCCTTTTGCGTCTTCTGTCTATCAAAGTCTGTACGATCCGTACATAAAACAGTATGTAGCGTGGCAAGCCAATGAATATTTCACGGCGACGGCAAATTATAAGCTCACAGCGGCGGGTTTTGTCGTTCACACGTCAACAACAAGTCAACCGGCGTCAGATGTTCAGATGGCCAACATCATTAAAGAAGCAAAATATCAAGCGCAGTATTACAAAGAGCTATTAGTGGGATTTTTAAAGAATCATTCAACCGATTATCCTCTTTACGAGAACTGTTGCTGTGATAAAACAGGAAACGCTTTCCAGATTTCAGCAGTAAAGAATAAACACCGTCAACCGCAACCTTACGGGACGTCCCCGGGGTGCACAAGCTATAAATGTAGATGATACGCAGTCAATTATTCAACGGCACAGAACAGGAATTGGTAGTCTATAACCAAAAGGCTATCCTGAATGAAGTTATTGAGTTTTACACCGTGGACGATTGTGAAGACGAAGAGACTGTATTTGGGTTCGTGGGGTATGTGAGTTCTTACTTTAGAATTTACAACGAGAGGACTGGGACACTGATTAAAAATATTGCTTTGGCTCAGTCGGGTGGGTCTTTAATAGTAAACGCTTCGGTGTTAGACATGACCTTTGATACGAACGGACTGTATTGGTATGAGATAGGATATTCTAACGGGTACGATATTGTTTTAAGGTACGGACCTTTACAAGTGGTATGAAAACTATTTTAAGAACGGAGAACAGGTCGAAGGTGAAGACGGGTAATCCTAAGACCACAATGGTCACAGGGTTACGAAGCAAGGTATTAAGTTCAACTCCTATTCCTGGGAACTTCAGATTATTGGAAGATGGTGATTTTAGAATATTGGAAAATTCAGACTTTAGAATTTTAGAATAATGGCTAACAAGAAAATTTCGGAATTACCGGCAGCCTCTACCCCACTAGCGGGGACCGAACTTGTCGAATTAGTTCAAGGGGGGGTTAATGTACAAGCTACCGCGGCGGACATGGGCGGAGGAAGTGGAGGGCACGTTATAGAAGAAGAAGGAACCCCGTTAACCCAACGGGCCAATCTTAATTTTGTTGGTGCTGGCGTGACTGCCGCGGATGCAGGAGGTAAAACGGTAGTTACTGCAAATGCCGCTACTGAATCACAAGTAGGGTCGGTCGAATTAGCCACAGCAGCAGAAACTTTAACAGGAACATCGACAACGCTTGCCACGCATCCGGCAGGAATACTGGCTACTTATCCGATAGGACTAGCTTCAATAAACGCCACGGGCACAGTAATCTCATTCGCTATACCACAGATATACGGGCTTACTACAGCGGTATCTGGAAACGTAACCGCTTCTCATACGGGGGCAATAGTGGGTATGAATCAGATCGTACGACACAACAGCGGTACAGAGCCTACGTTCGGAAGTGAATTTAAGTTGGTTGAGGGTTCGCGTGGGTATGTGACCAGCGTCGATAATTTTATTTTTATGATTTATTATTCGTCTACAAAGATACAGTATTCAATAACTCAGGAGGAATGAGATTTAAAAAGCCATTTACGACCGTCAACCGTTCAGGAAATACGGCAGGATATACGTTTATATATGATACTCTTTCGGATAGAACGAGGACAAGTCTTTATTATGACTTCACCAAGCTAACAGGGACTAACGGCACAGCTATTTCTAACGGTAACGCTGGGTTAGTTGACCAAAGTGGTAACGGGCATACCGCCACAATTATCAATACGCCGGTTATTAGGGATGTTTCGATAAATGGAAGTACAATTAAAACGCTTCACGATGAGAGTACGAACTGTGTTAACACTAACACAACGGGGGCTAGTTTTTTAGGCTCTACTTTTAACGGGGCTACAGGGTTTGAAATTTATATTGTTCTGCAGCTTCAGGACGGACAACCGGCAAGCACTCAAAATATACTGGGCGGACGCAAGCCAACAAACATTGGAGTAAACGTCTTTTTAGCCACAGATGGAAAAATGGCTATAGCGGTAGGTACAACGTCAGGTGTTTTTGTATGGAATACCAATGGTGCAGTATTTACTAATGGAGTGAATGAGACCGCAGTATTGAGGATGAGGGTTAATTTTTCATCTGGTGTAAGCTGCTATAAAAATGGAGTTTTATTTGCCGGTAATTTTTTATCAGGTACAATATCGTCACCCACTCCGTCACAGATTGCCACAGATTTCACGGTGAATATGTACATAGGGGCGCTGAATGATAACGGTACGCCCACTTCTCCCGGCGGTATTACTTCTATTTTCAAGGTTCTTTTCATGCCGTTGCAGTCTACTATTACAGCCTTTCCGATGGATGCTATTCAGGAGGAGCTAATGAGTTTCACCTGGGTGAACTGGGTGGCTGATGAAGTGCATGTTACGGCTGCGAACGTGGCTACACAGCGCACAGCGGCTATTACTGCGTTCACAAACGGGAACGGTCTTCATACCATTAGCCCGACAACTACGACTGGGATAACCGGAGCTATACATATTTGCAATACGGCGAATGTTTCTAATGCTTCATCATGGGACCGTCTTACGTTTGCAATGAATGATGTAGACGGGTTTAGCTGGTCGCATAAATGTTATTTAGCGCATACCAACCAAACGCCTAACGGGAAATTGCTTATTGTGTGTAACGGTCACGCGTCGGATGTAGCGAGTGGGTATGAGTCAATGTTTACGCAGGCGCTAGGCTATGGATATGATGTTTTATATTGTGCTATGCCTGTAGTGGGCGATAACACCGAAACCAATCCAACAATTACCCTGACAAGTTCATCAGGTCACAACCAAATGTTAAGCGGCGGGCTGGATCGGGTGGGTTACAGTCCGATTGAATTGTTTTTATTCGATAAGTTCTCAGCCATAAACCATTTAAACGGAAGCTATTCTGAAATTATAATAAACGGTAACAGCGGGGGTGGGTGGACGTCGTGTATTATTGGGGCGCTGGACGAGAGGGTTGATATAACATTTACTAACCGTGGTATGGGTCTGCGGTCGTTTAAGTTTAAGGAAACTGCCATTGACTACGAACAGGGTGGAATGCCTACCTACGCATGGACTTCAGCGATAGCGGGTACGACCGTTTCCGGTACTCGGTTATATGCTATTTATACAGCTACAACTTTTTTTGATTTGTTAGCCATGTGTGCCAGTTCAGGGCGTCAGGTGTACAGGTTCACGCACCAGGCGGATGATTGCTGTTTCTTCGGTACGCAAAGCTGGGTGTGGATGGATGTAATGAAAACACTGTGCGGAACGATGGGAGGTCATTTCACAAACAGGGTAGATTTTAATCCAGCATATGCTTCTCACATGTTTAGCGCCAAAGATATTACAGATATGTTTCATTACTTGGGAGACTTGTGACGCAGAAACAACTAGTAAAGGAGTTGATAAACTATATCACCAATATGAACGAGCCGGAGCGAACGGCATTTCTGCTGGCTAGTTATAAGTTTAAAAAGAAACCAAAAAAAGAGGATTGCGGATGCAATAAATAATATGGAACTACTCTTAACACTTCTTATTTACATTCTGGTCTTCGCTGTAATATTTTACGCGGTGATTGAGATTGTGAAAGCTATGAACGTACCGGTACAGTTTGCTAACGTGATTAAAGTTATCATTCTAGCACTGTTTGTGATACTTATTATCTCACTGTTCTTCGGGGTTAATTTGCCGAAGCTTCGATTGTAATGCTTGACGAAACTTTACCAGTTGTATTTGGAACCATGAGAATAGACAAAATTTACCGAGATGGACCTGTCTGGCGGGGCGATGTTTCCGGGCCAATTACAAATTATCCGGCCATTGGACTGCTCGTCGCTGACGATTCAGAAATCCCGGAACCCGTACCACCACCATTATTAACCTCGGTAGACAACACAGACACAAGGTTTGTTTACTCCGGGGCATGGTATTCAGGCCCCACAACAGCCCCCGGATTTTACAGTAACACGATAGCTTATTCTTCTATAGCGGGTAATACCGCTATTTTGATTTTTAACGGGACCTCAATTGAAGTATTTTGTGAGAAGAAAGCCGGCCACGGATCCGGGACTTTTCAGGTAGACTCACAACCGCCAGTTACTATAAATCTAGGCGTCCCCGGTCCGGTAGGATCCACGTCAGTATTTAAAGTTGACGTACCAGCCGGGGAGCATACAATTAAGCTAGGCGTGGTTGGGAACGGATATGTGGTGTTTGACTACGTTAAAATAAACGGGTCGCCCGTGACGCCTCCTGTGCCTCCTGTCGGGGATATCGTAGTAAATCCGGGGCAGTCTATTAAGGCAGCGGTGGAGTCCGCCACAGCAGGGAAGACAGTTTTAATATCTGACGGGGGCTATTTTGAAACTAACATAAAAGTCCCTTTAGGGGTCAACGTTAAAGGTGCTTCAAAGTCAGGCGTGATTATCAGTTACCCAGGGACCGCACAGTCACAGGGAGAATCGGCACTGTTCGAATTTAAAGGCGGGATAACCGGAAACCAGACGATTTCAGATTTGACCATTGATGGGAACTACGCGCTGAATGGGGGAATAATTGTAGACAGTAGAAACGATGTTAAGATATTAAATGTAAGCGTAAAAGAGTGCACGTTTTTCGGGTCATGGTTGAAGAACGCCGTGAATGCAGAACTGGCAAACTCAGAATTTTATAACACTTCATGGGCTTCGACGGGGTGGGCTTCGGGGGAAGTTTGTCTATTCAATGTCACTAACGTGTCCATCCATCATAATTACATCCACACGGATAGGAACGATAAAGGCTACGCTATTAAGGCACTGTGGGATAATGGTTTTGTAAGCGGTAAGATATACTCTAACAATATGCCAATGGCCGCTACAAGTCTGTGGAACAGCGGAAGCTCGCCTAACATTGGAATTGAATTGCACAATTGCTATTACGCAGGAATTGAAATCTACGATAACGATATTATCAATCCGCTAAGTCTGGCAGCGCATCGTCCAACAAAGTCAGGACGGGTAGTAGTCAGAAAGAACAGGTTTAAAATGCTGCCAGTAGTCAACGGGGCTATTGAGTTAGTATGCTCTAATGTAACGATAGAAGAAAACACGATAGAAGGGGATGCAATTTTTACAGCAAATTATCAGCCTAACGGTAAATGGGTGGATCAGATTATTAATAATAATGACTTCACAAGTGATGGATCTAACCCTGGATGGGGAGGAACGTTTTTAATTGGTCCTGACGGGGCGAACATGACTATTACTAACAACAGATTTAAGAATTTAGGAAGTTACCCGTTTGTGAAGCACATGGGTAACCCGGCGAATAGTGTGGTGGTGGATAGCGGTAATGTAAAGAACTAACCAACTAACTATATGAAAAAAATTGTCTTTCTATCACTTCTCATACTTGCCGCGTGTAGCTATGAGCCTGAAGTCAAACCCTCCCCCCCTTATGGGGCCAATGGTTCTGCCTGTGGAACATATTACACTAATTGGACTTGGCGCGATACGGGCGGATGGTCTGGTAGTCCTTTTGATGCCGGAAGAACAAAGTATTTTAGTAACTACTTTAAACCAGCTAGTGCCGGATCTACATTTTGGTGGCCACTAGATTTTTCTGCGATTATACGAGTAACTAATTATGGGAGAGGTAAAATCAGAGCCACTTATGGGGATTGGTCGCAAGATATAGCTGTTGGTGGATATGCTGATTTTTATTATTCATGGACTCCTCCAGGTGGTCTAGGTTGCTTTAGCCATATACCAGATACCAGCCTACCTATTGCAATGTCATTTTATAGAGTGACTTGTGGCAGCACTAGTGGCAGTCCTTATAACGGGCAGTATTACATAGCTGCGAATGTTCAAGTAATCTCAGCAACGGGTAATAATAACTTTAACGGACTACAGGCATTTTTTGGAACACCATCATCAACCTGTACAAATTAATATGGCAAAAGAAACAGCTACAATCTACTATGAGATAGAAAAGGTTGTAATTATCGTAAAGGCTGGCGGTCAGGTTATCCTTCAATCAGGAAGCCCAACGCCACCACCAAAGCCACCTGGTGGGAATGGTTAGGCTTTCAGTTTTATTATTGACACTGTCTTTGAGTGTAGTGTTCTTATTCTTTTCAAAGACAAAAAGAATAGGATTCGCTTTTAGCGAAGTTGAATTAACATTAGACACGTATGTCTGGATGTTATGTGAACACTTGGTTATAGTCGGCCTTGCTGTAGTAGTATTATTGCAGGAAAGAATATACCGGAAATCAATATCGGTCTATCTAGGTCTGCAAATGGTTGACACCATAGGTTGGATGTTGTTTTATGAAGACCCTTTAAAGAATTGGCCCTTCAGTTTTAACCAATTGAAAATAGCCATATTCTTTTTAGTGGTTGTTAACGAAATGAACCTATGGACGAGAAAAAGCCGATAGTTAAGTATGATCGGGTGACCGAGATACGACTTGAATACCTGGAGGAAAATATTAGAGAAATCAGTAAAACGCTATATAACGATGGCCAGGGTATTGTATATGATGTTAAGCAACTCAAACACGCATCACAGTCTAACTCTAGCCGTTTTGCGGCTGTTATTAACGTTATCTCTGTTATTATATCTTTTGTGGTAATGATTCTCCTGATAATTGAAAAAATGAAATGAATAAATTTCTACTCGTCAAAGACAGCGTAGTGTTAACAGAGCATATAACCCCGGTTATCGCAAGGCTTGATCCGTTCTTTGCCGCCCATAAGTTAACCGCATGGGTGACATCAGGGCTACGCCGACCAGAAGACCAGCTTAGGATTATCCGAAACGAATTAAACCGCAGGGGACTATCAGGGGACTATCAGCAAGCCTTTGAGGACATCGGGGCAAAGATAATGTATGAAGACAGTGAAGTTTATGCATGGCAGCCGGCGTGGAGTAAGTTGCTGTCTCTGGGTTTTATCGTCAACCCTCCATATCCGGCTGTCGCTTTAATGGACTACTTCAGACCGGGGAGCGACAAGAACAAAAAAGGAACTATGATAGGGGACAGCCCACACATTAGGGGAACAGCGTTTGATATAGGTGGGGGAAAGGACGGCGTGTTTAATGAGGCACAGGTATTAGAACGGGCGATGGGTAACGTGAGCGGGTTGAAAGGCTATCTAGTCGAGAGAAATAACAACGCGGTCCATGTAGACTGCCAGCCGATTGACATGACTAACTTCAAATAATATGAGCATCTGGACCAAAGCAATTATCTGGACTAAAATAAAGGACACGTTTGCCATAGGGGGCATCCTGAGTCAGGGTGGTATGGAAGTTTTAAATTCATCCGAGCTTGTTAAATTGATTGTAGCCGGGGGGACGGTGATCGGCTACGTGGTGGGGATGTGGATGGAGGATAAGGACAGGGATGGTATTGTAGATTTATTCCAAACGGACGTTACCATCAAGTCAGATTCACCCATTGAGGTAGAGGTAACCAAAACAAAAGAAGAATGAAAACACTTCTATTACTTTTTATTGCATTGCCAGCCTTGTCTCAGACTTACAAGATTGGTGAGATCACCAAATTGTGGACACCAAAGCATGTTCAGGTCACCGACGGGCTGGTCTTCAAGTATAAACTTTATAACGGCTTAGATACCGCCTATCGGTATAACATTGGTCCTGATCCTGATACGTTCGACGTGGTAGTAACATTTAAGAAACGATTGCCGCCGGTTAAACCTGATCTGGTTACTACAATCGACGACAACCAAATAGTCCCTGAGCAGAATTATCTCCCTGCCACTAGATTAGCTGATAACGTTTATAGTTCAACAGCATGGGCGCATATGAAGAATCAATCATGGAATGCGCTGCACTATGCAAACACTGTATCTTTTGTAGAGGGCATACCAGTAGGAGCATACGTTGAATTGACTTGCTTTTGTTATAAGGTTGAGTGGTGGGGTGAGCGAAGAAATAATCATGGTATAGTTTCAATCACTACAGATGGTGGATCAATAGTTAATGTAGATACCTACGGAACCAATTCAGACAATCCATCCACGCTACTATGGCAAAGCCCATCCTCAGCCTCAGCCATTAACGGCACACACAAATTCCGGGTAACTTATACGGGCACAAAAAATCCTGCGTCTACTTCATTTAGTATTGTACATGATAAGTGGGTTATTTATACTAAGCAACCATGAAGAGCGAATACATAAAAGAAATGCAAGAACTCGCTGTGCTCAAGGCAGAGAACGAGCGACTGAAGGAAGAAGCCAAAGGCATAAACAATTTGCTTGAGGCACTAATAAAACTTCAGGCTGACAAAGCGGAATTGAAGGAAATCTTATACGAAGTATATAATCGATATGCTTCATTAATGTCAACTAAGATGCAAGACAAATTAAAAGGCGTTCTCTCCAAACACGAAGCCAAATGAGGGAGGAAGGAGCACCAGCTTGGAACACGTGGCCAACAGCCCACAACGCGGAAGGATGGCAATTGAGAAATAAACAACGGTTGAAGGCAAACATTGAACTTGTGATCCGATTCAAACGGCGTGAACGCTGGCAACTATTGAAGGCTGAACTTGGAGAAGAATATTTGGAAGAAATTAAAACCAAAGGAATGAGGGGAGGCTTATTAATAGTGGGTTATTTCTCCCCCCTTCCTGCGGCCCGTACCGGTGTCTAAAGGATTTGGTTTAACGGTCGGACTAATTTTCTTGGCTGAACTTGTAAGATCCGTTGTCAGACATTTGAGAGGCTTCAATGTTACGGTTACAGTGGAACGCTATCCCTAAGTAATAGGCGATGGCTGGCGTCAATTCTCCCAGGTCGTTGTCACGGACGTAGACGTTTAACATCTCCGGGTTCCCTTCGATTTCGTGGAACTTACACGTACAACGAGCTTCGATACACGTCTTTAAAAAGAGGTCTCTTTCTTTGGCTTCGATCTTGATTTTCATTAGGCAAAAAAGGTTAGGATTATGGTGATTAAAATTAAGATAGCACACAGCGGAGCTAATTTCTCCGATAGCGTTTGATTTGGGTTATGGTCACGTTCAATCATTTTCTGAATATTTAAGGTTTAAGTCAGAAGCCATTCTGTCGAAAAGTTCTATGTTTTCGCACTGTTCACGCCACTGAACTGAGCCTACTTTCACTTTGCCAGAAGCTATTTCTTCACCTAGTTTCTGCTCTGCTGCTGACTTGAGAAGGTTCCAGGTTTTCTCTTCCTTTCTAAACTGATGGCCGTACCATCCTTCGAATTGGTTTTTCATTTCTGTAACTGTTTAAGTGAATTGCTGTATTGCAAGTGAAGTGTTATCAGGTCGGTTCTTTTCTGGTTCTCAACAAACTGC